TAGTTTGCAAGCTGTAGCAGCCGCCATGGACGGCGGCTGCGTTGCCCGCCCGAGCGAAGCGAGGGCGGAACACCTTCCTCTTGGTGGAACGGTGACCCTCACTTGTTGGAAAACCCAGGTGGCTGCCCTCCGTTGCCGCCACCTGGGTTCCTTCCTCTCGGAGCCAACGGCTACCTCAGGTGGACCACTCTACCCCGTGTCCGATCTCTTCCGACACTCGACCATAAGTTCGCCGCTTCACCTGGGCCGGGATATACTGACCCCATATGGAGCTGTCTGAGGCTCTTGCACGCGTGCCGGCCGGAGAGGCCACCTCGCGGGAGACCATCACTCCCGACGAGCTGGCCGCACTGCGGCGCGCCGTCCGGGGGGGTGGCCATGCAGCCGCTTATGCCCGGGAGCGGCTCCAGTTAGCCGGGGCGGCTGTGCCGGAGACCTTGGGTATCCCCTACCGCCCCCTACCCGGCAAGTCCCCGGAGGTGCTTGGCCACACTTCTTGAGCGCGTTGAACCCCTTCAGACCATCAACATCAATGTCCCCATCCTCAAGGTCGAGAAGGGAGGCGACGGGACCCTCCTGGTCCACGGCAAGGTCACCGACGACGGCATCGACCTCGACGACCAGATCATCGACAAGGACTGGGCCCGGGAAGCCCTCCAGAAGTGGTTCGAGGGTTACGGCAACGTCCGCCAGATGCACTCCACCCAGCTCCAGCCGGGTGGCAAGGGGGTAAAGCTCGAAGAGGGGACCGATGGCTTCTACCTCACCACCAAGGTGGTCGAGCCCGTAGCGGTCCGCCTCGTCGAGGAAGGCATCTACAAGGCCTACAGCATCGGCGTCTCCAAGCCGGTCATCGTCCGCGATCCCGTGGCCCACAAGGGCCGGGTCAAGGGTGGCATCATCAGCGAGGTTTCCCTGGTCGACTTCCCGGCCAACCCCCGCTGCGTCGTAAAGCTCGTCGACGAGACCGGCGACGTGCAGAAGGTCTTCAAGGGAGGCACCGAGGTGCTCGAGCTCCCCGACGCGCCCATGACCCTCTTCGACGACATGAGCGACCTGGCCGACTGGGACCTCTCGGATGCTCCCTTCGACCTCGACCCCGAGTTCGCCTTCGATCCAGAGCTGGCTGCCTTCATGGAGGCGCCGGCGGACTTCGACCCCAACTTCGACGACTCCGCCGTGGACGAGAAGTCCCTCCCCGAAGCCGAGCTCACCAAGTTCGTAAGCGCTCAGGCACGCCGCAGGGATGCCAAGTCCGGTGTGGCCATGAAGGATGGTTCCTTCCCGATCCCCGACGAAGGCCACTTGCGCTCCGCCATAGGCCATCTGGGGAACTACAAGGGCAACAAGTCTGCGGCCAAAGCCCACATCATCCGCCGGGCCCGTGCCCTCGGCCTGACGCACCTGCTCCCCAAGGATTGGCATATCGGAGGCGGCAAGAAAATCGAGGAGCCCGTGGCTATCAAGGAGACCAACCCTCTCTTGGTGGAAGCCGCCAAGCTCCAGGCCGAGGGCCGGCACGAGGAGGCGCTGGCCAAGCTCCAGGAAGCCGTTGACGGCGCTCTCCGGGTCGAGCACCTCGACCTCACCGGCCAGCAGCCTCAGACCGCTCTTGTGGCTGAGCCTTCTCAGCCCGCCCCAGCCGCTACCGCCGCTCCGGAGCGCGTGCTCGTTCTCGCCAAGATGGGAGTCGGTACTCAGTTCCGTGTACGTCAGCTTCACGACGTTGTCTGCCCGGCCTACAGCTGGGAGACGGTAACCGCCGCCTACCCGCACCTCGACAAGAACGGTGTGGCCGCTCACCTTGGTCCCAAGGCCCTCGCCCTCATCCACGAGATGCTCCTCCACGAGGTCGAAGAGAACGCTGCCAACAAGGGCGCCGACACTCAGGACGTCCTGAACCTCCGGTGCGCCTACGAGGACCTGGTGGCTTTCCTCAACTCCGAAGCCGCTGAGCACACCAGCGAGTCCGTGCTCGTGTCGGCCCGGGCCGACCTCCACAAGGCCTTCGCCGAGGACTATCCCGACACCCACGTTTCCCCGCTCACTTTTGACGGCGCGTCTGATGCCCGTCGCTGGAACCGCGGTTATGTCCGTGATGGCCGTCAGCCCGAGAACGCCAGCTCCTCGGACAAGAAGATGCCCGGTGGGCACTCGACCATCTCGGCTAGCCAGTTCCGTCGTGGCCCGCTGACGGCCGGCGAAGAGCGCAATGCGCCCGAGACCACCAAGGCCATCGCCGGGGCTCTTCTGTCCGACCTGCATGACCACCTGGCCCTCGCCTTCCCCGAGCTTTGCCCCACCGGCGCCGTACCGGGCTTCGAGCCTCTCGCCAAGGGCGAGCAGTTCCCCGTCATCGGCCTCAACCCACCTTCGGACGAGCACCCGAAGAAGGAGACCCCCCCCAAGCCGGAAGGTATCAGCCACACCGACTTGCCGGGTGGCGACTGGGACCCGAGCGCCGTGCAGAAGCCGGCGCCCGCTGGCGGCGCCCCGTGCCCGCCTGGTGGCCAGGGCCTCCAGTCCCCCGACCTGCCCAGCATGAAGATTTCCGAAGCCGAGCTAACCAAGGCGCTCGACCCTGTCCGGGCTGAGCTGACCAAGGCCCTCGGCGTAGTCCAGACCGCCCTCACCGACCTCTCCTCAAGGGTTGAGGCGTTGGAATCGGCCCCAGACCCGGCCCAGGCTCCATGGCGTGGAGCAGTGGCCGCCGCTCTGCAAAAGGCCTTTGCCAGCCAAACCGACCCGCAGACCGAAGAGGCTCTGACGACGGTCGAAAAGGGAGCGCTCCAGGCGAGGCTCGACCAGGTGGAGTACCTGCGTCGGCAGACCCGGCACTCCAACCCGCAGTTCCGCCTCGCAGCCGAAGCTGAGCTGAAGAAGCTCCTCGGCGCCTAGAACCCAAGCACGGAGGTACTTGGTAACCACACTCGACAGCTTGCACCCGGAGCGCTACAGCCGGGCCAAGGACATGGTCACCTCGAAGATGCCCGACCTCGTGAAGGGCGTCGGCTTCGCGAAGCCAGGTGGCAACAAGCCCCTTACCGATGACGGTGAGATGTTCCGGCGGGCAATGGACGCCGAGCTGGCTCTCTACACCGCCGTCAAGCAGTCCGTTTCCAACCCCGAGCTGGTAAAGGCCGCCATCAACCCGGCCTTCACGAGCCAGTTCGGTCTTTTCCTGTCCCAGACCCCGGGCCAGGCCCAGATGAACAAGTGGGTGGCCGAGCTCAACCAGATGCTCTCTGCCGAACTGGGCAAGAACATCTCGCTCACCAGCCCCCTGGCGTCGGGCTTCGTACCCTTCGACCTGCTGGCTCCCTCTCGGCTGATCTACCCGGTCTACAGCCCGCTCCGGAACAAAATCCAGCGGGTACCCGGCCAGGGCACCAGCCACCGGGCCAAGCTGGTCACCGGTGTGTCCGGGTCCCAGACCCTGACCGGGCAGACCGGCCTCGGCGGGTTCAACATCGGCATCTCGGAGTTCCCCTCGGGCCAGGGTCTCAGCACCAACTGGCCCATGCAGCTCCCGAGCGCCGGTACCCAGCAGGCCGTGGACTTCAACATCCCGTACAAGTTCTTCGGCCTGACCGAGTCCCTCTCCTGGCTTGCCCAGTTCGAGGGCCAGGGCTTCGAGGACATCAGCGCTCTCGCCAACATGATCCTGCTCCAGGAGTTCATGATGGGCGAGGAGTACACCATCCTCTCGGGTACCGGTACCAACCTGGCTGCCCCGACTGGTGTAACCGTGACCCCTCGGGCACCCGGTTCGGGCGAGGTAGCCGTGACCGGGGCGACCACCACAGTTTACGCTGAGGTCACTGCGCTCAACTATTTCGGTGAGAGCATCGCTTCTGCCTCTGGTTCGGTAGCTGTCACGGCCGGGGACGTTTACGACGTTTCCTGGGTCGGCGTTCGCGGTGCTTTCGCCTACAACGTCTACGTCACCACTGGGAGCACCGCTGGCACGTACTACAAGGCCAACTCGAGCCCCGTCGGCGGCGTCGCCTTCACGCTCCAGGGCGCTCTGCCCACTTCGGGCACCGTCGCCCCGAGCACCGACTCCGGTACGGGTAACTCGAACGTCTACGAGGGCATCATGTCGATCATCGACGGCCATGCCTCCACCGACGCTGGCGTTTACCCCTCGAGCCCGGTCGTCTTCCAGGGCGGCTACGTGAACAAGTCCGTGGGGGCCACCCCGACCCACGACCTGATCTTCACCGCTCTTGAGACCATGTTTGACGGCACCGGCGCCTATCGCGCCGACCCGGCCGAGATAGTCGCCGAAGGCTCCGACCTCGGTCGGCTGACCGACGAGATCATCAACTCCGGTGCCTCGAACACCGCCTACCGCCTCTTCGTCTCCCAGAACGAGGTCGGCCAGATCACGGCCGGTGGCGCGGTCTCCGAGTTCATCAACCCGGTCACCCGCAGCATCGTCAAGCTGCTGGTGCACCCCTTCCTGCAGCAGGGCAACATGTTCGCCCTGAGCTACCAGCTCCCCATGCCTTGGAGCAACGTCTCCAACGTCTGGGAGAACGTGCTCGTCCAGGACTACCTCTCCATCGCCTGGCCCGTGATCGACCTGTCGTTCCGGTACAGCCTCGTGATGAACGGTGCCCTTTGCTGCTACGCCCCGCAGTACAACGCGGTTATCTCCGGGCTCCAGCGCTCGGTGAAGCCCTACACCTAGGCACCCTGAGCGGCGGCCCGGTGACCCTGACCGCCGGGCCGCTCTCTAACCCGAAGGAGGCAAAATGGCCGTTCCCGGCTCCTACTCTTGGCCCAACCTGGTGGCCCAGTTCGGCCCCTGCCCGGCGGACTACCAGACCGATTTCTACTTGACTTCGGTGAGCGCGTCGACCAACCAGCGCACCCTGGTCAAGACGTGGGGGGATGACTACGAGCAGGGCTGCATCGACCCGGCTGCCCTTCTGCGCATCCTCACCAACAACAGCTAAGCGGCCGGCTACTAAACTGGCCCCGGAGGTACTTGGCAACTAAGAGTTACCGCTGTCAGAGCAAGAGCGACCAAGAGATGGTTTGGCTCGGGTACGTGGACCCACGTACCGGCACCACCTTGTCCTTGAAGGCTCATGAAGTAGGCGAGGTTGCCTTCACCGACGAGCAGGTCAAGGCGCGTCACGCCGACGACTTCATCGACGATTGGCTCGATCTCCTCCCCGCCGAGAAGCCCGAGCGAGCCTCCAAGCCTGCCGTGACATCCACCGAGGAGGTGCCTGCCTAACAACCCCTACGGGGCCGCTTATGCGGTAGCACAAACCACTCTAGGCCTGGGCCTGGAGCCGACCAAGGGTACTGCTGCCACCACGTTCCTTTGGGTCCCCGTCCGGGACCCGAAGTACAAGCCAAACCGCACCTTCCTTGCGGACAACTCGCTCCAGGGCAGCATGGTCACGACCTACTCCCTGACCCCCGGCCTGCGTTACGACAGCCATGGCTGGGACTCCTACGTCTACCTCGACACCTTCCCGATGTTGGTGCGCGCCGAGCTTGGTTCGCCCGACACGGTCACGGCGCCCGGTACCACGACCGCTACCACTCTCTCGGCAGCCATCCAGCCTGGGTACGGCACAAGCACCAACCCGGTGACCGTTGCTGCCACCTTCAACAAGGGCGATTACATTTCCATCGGGTACCCGGGCACCGATACTACCCACTACAACGGCGACCTCGAGACCCACCAGATCACCAATGTCACCGGCACCGGTCCTTACAGCCTGACCCTGGCCACCACGATCAATAACCCTCACGCCAGCGGCGAGCCGGTCCAGGGCCTCTACAAGCACAAGTTCTCCCTGTTGAACCTCGGTGGGCTGGGCAACCAGCCGCCTACCTACACGATCATGGACTTCGACGGCGAAGAGTGGCGCCAGCTCACCGCTGGTCAACTGGACGAGCTCACCATCAAGGGCAACGCCACCGAGCTGGTGGACTACACCTGCACCTGGTTCGCGAACCCTTCGGTCACTCCCACGGCTCCCTCGACGACACCCTTCACGTCGACTCGTCCGGTGCCTTCTTACACCACGGCGTTCCTGATGAACGGTACCCAGGCTTTCGATGTCGAGGACTTCGAGATCGACCTGAAGCGCGGCACCAAGCCCATTCCGGCTTTCACCGGTACCGAGGAGTATTTTGAATATTTCGCCGGGCCTCTCGAGGCTACCGGCAACAAGCTAACGGTGATCGAGACCAGCGGTGCCCCCGAACTGACGGCCTTCCAAAACGGCCTGAACCAGCCGTTCGACTTCTACCTGTACGACCTCTGGACCGGCAATGCCATGCGTATCCACTCCACCAACGTCATGTACGTGACCGGTGAACTGACCCGGTCCAAGGAGTACGTCGAGGCCACCCTGACTTACGACTTCCTGCCCAGCTCCGCCGATACCACGACCGTGAGCGGTGGCGTGAGCCCGCTGTTCATCGAAGTCGCTAACGCCCAGTCCACGGCGTACTGAGTCCATTAGAAGGAGATAACATCATGCCTTTCTCCAAGTACCTCGAAGAGGGGGCGCTCGGCCTCTACTTCGGTGAC